GCTTGCGCTCATCCGCCATCTTTTTCATGGCAGGTTGTTGCGCCAGCAGGTTTGCCTGTGCCTCGGTCAACTGATCAACGGTAATCGCGCCCTTGGCATAGATGGTGTTCAGGCGTGCCCAATCGGCAGCGAAGGAGCCCGACAGGCCCGCCAGCTCGGCCAGTAGCCGGGCCTGATCCTCAAGCTCTTTGTTCGCGGCCTTCGCCCCTGCCCCACCGTCCACGAACGACTTCAGCACGGCGTCAGAAAGACTCTGCGCGCTGCGCTTGGTTTCTTCAGCCTCGCCGCGCGCCGTCTTGCCAGCGCTCATCATTCGCTGTTCCCATGCATCGAACGCAGCGCGGCGCTTCTCGGCGTCGGCCGTCATGTCGCGCCCGATCTGCGCAGCCTGCGAAAAATTGCCACTGACAAATGCAGCAGCCTGCGCGGCCATCCCGCCAATCTCCACGGCAATACCATGGATAACAAAGGCCACGTTTCCGCCGATCACGATCAGCGCGCGCAGTGTCTCGGTCAGGATGTTGAACGGCGTTTCGGTGTTGTTGGCTTCTGCCGTTACTTCCGTCAGGCTTTTCACCAGCTCGGTCAGCAGTGGCAGCATGTCGCCGGCCAAGTTGGACGCCGTACCCATCAGGGCCAGCTGCAGCTCGGACATCGAATCGTTGAAGGCGTCGGCCATTTCGGCGTCCAGCTTCGTGATTCCCGCCAGCTCTTCGCCGCGCCTGACCATATCGCCAATGGCCTTTGACCCCTCTGCCAGTGCCGGCGCAGCACTGGCCCAGCCTTTGCCAAGCGCCTCTGCGGCCACGGCTGCGCGCAATTGCGGGTCTTCAATGCTGGTGAAGATGTCGGACAGCTGCTTGAACGCCTCCAGCGGATCTTTGGCTGTAATTCCGATCTTGGCGAACTTTTCAGGCGCCTTGCCCATCTCCAGCGTGAGCTTGTTCATGGCCTGAGCCATGCCGGTAAGGTCGCTGCCCGTCTGCTTGGACATCAAGCTGATGCCGGCCAACTTGCTTACCGCTATGTCTGTCGTCTTGTTCAGGTCGTTGAGTTGGTCCTGGAAGTCAATGGCGCTCTTGATCCAGCTACCAAAGGCGGCGGCACTCAAGCCGCCCCCAATGCCGCCCAGCGCGCCGCGCATCTGCGCCGCTGCATCGTCAAAGCCCCGCGCCGTGCGCTGCACGATGCCCAAGGCGTTGTTCATATCGGCGCGCAGGCGCGCAACGTCTGCGGCCAGCTGAATCTCAAGCGTCCCAGCGTTCATGCGTGGCGTCCTGGTTACATCGCGCGCAGCGTGTCGCGCATGGATTGCGCGGCCTGCTGCTTCGCTTTGGTCATGTCGATTTCTTCAACCCGGTACGGCGCCGGTCGCGTGCGGTCGCTGGCGCTGTTCAGTTCGGCAACGAATGCTTGCGACAGCTCGCGCAGGGTCTGCGCCTCCAGACGCGTCAGGCGCAGGCCGTTGCAGTGCTGCCAGTCCCTGATTTCCGCGTTGCTCAGCGGGACAAGGCCCTGCCCCGTTTGCATGCCAGGCCCGGCGTCGTACAGCCACGCCAGAAACCTGTGCCCGGCCAGCACCTGGGGCATTGGCGGATTTATGCCGCTGTCCGTCATACGGGTCATACGGCTGCGCCGATCTGGCGGCGGTGGCTTTGCGCTGCCCTTTGGCTCGGGCGGGTCCGGCACGGCGCGAAGCCACGCCATCTGCCGCACGTGCAGGATCAGGTCTGCGCGCTCGGCGGCAAAAAATTGGCCCAGTCCCCCTGGAACTTCAGCACCTGGTTGGTGATGTAGCCCAGCTTCGTGTTGCCGTAGATTTCAGCCGCAGAAACCGGGAAGTTGCGCACTTCCTTGGTGACGGCCGCCAGCTTCTTGATCTGGGCGGCGCGGCGCTCGGCCACTTCGTCCTTGACTGTCTTGCCGCGAAGCGTCTGCATCATGCGTTCGCTGTTCACGCGGTCAATTTCGACCTGAGCCTTGAAGTCCTGTTCGGACCCGGGGCCGTACAGCTCGATCTGCACCGGCTTGCCGTTGTGGATCATGGGCTGGCCGTTGGGCAGCAGCACATCCATCACGGCAGTGTCGGAAGCCTCAAACTGGGCGATGTCGAATGCGGCGGCCGGGACGGCCTGGATCTGGGATGCGTTCATGAGAGTTTCCTTTCGCGGGGAGGTTGAAAAGCCCGTACCCAGCCCCGCCTCCCCCGCGAAGGAGAGAACGGGGCCAGGTCGTGGCAAGGGGTTGGCCTGGTGGCCGGGGATCAGGTAGCGGCGACGATCACGGGAGCGCGGCAGACTTCAAAGTCCACGGCGATCTTGCGCACGTCGTCCACGGCGCCGTCCAGGAATTCGCGCTTGCTGACCAGCACGTCCAGGTAGTGGATTTCCGCCGTGGATTCACCAGCGCGGGTCGGGTAGGTGATCTTGACCGAGTAGCGCGCCGTCGATTCGGCGGCCGCCTCGATGATGTCCTGACCGGCATCGCTGGGCATGTTGCCGATGACCAAGTTCATCGTCCCGTAGTTCTTGGAGCCCTTGAACTTCTGGACAACAGAGTTGCCAACAGCTGTGAACGTGGAGACGTTCGCCGTCACACCGTGGTTGCCGAAGTTCTCGATTTCGCCCACGGTGGTGTAGGTCATTGCCGTGGCACCGTAGCCTGCGGCGTTGTAGGTAGCGGGCAGGCTGGCGCTGATCGCCAGCGTTGCGCCGCTCATTGTGTGGAGGACTGTTCCTTCTGACATGATGATTTCCTTTCAAAAATGAAAAAGCCCGTCTGCGGAAATCGCGGCGGGCGGGCTTCCCCTTGCGGAGAACTGGGCGCAAAAAAGCCCGCACGCGGCGGGCTGGTTGCTTGTTTGGTTTGGGCCTACTCGGTGTAGGTCACGCGGTAGTCGATGGACCCTATGAAAAGCCCGGCCTCGTCGGTGAAGTCGGGGCCTTCGATGTCGGGCAGGATGCTGTCCACGGCCACGCCATTCACGGAGCCACGCGACCGTGGCAGCGCGGCGCGCACCAGGGCCATCACGTCCTTCTGCGATTGGTAGCTGGCGGCCATCACCGTGACCTGCACGCGCGAGACGCACAGCTTGGACGCGGCGTTGACCATCTGCGGGCGTACAGTGGACACATGGGTGACGCTGATTGCCGGGAGTTCGATTCCCTGCGGCAGTACGCCGCCGATGACGCGCACGGCGGGAACCTGCGCGTTCAGCGGGGCATTGTTTGCCAGCAGGTAGCGGACGGCTTTTACGTCAGACACGCTTGGCCTTTGCCTTCGCGGACGCGGCGGGCGCGTTGTAGCGCTCAACGATTACGCCCTTTGCGGTCAGTTCGGCTTCAATGGCCTGCAGGGCTTGCGACAGGCCGACATACCCGCCCGTATCTACATGATCGTCATACCAGTGGCGCGGGTTTTCAGGGTCAAAGCCCGCCATGATGATCCGGGATGCGCCCATCAAGGCAGCTATGCGCACGGCGGTCAGGCCGCTGTTGTGGATCTCGATTTCATGGCCGGGCGCCAGCTGCACTCGCTCCCAACGCGGCCCGATGTACAGCGCGTCCAGGTCGTCGTCCTGCACACCGGTCACGCGCAGGCCGGCAAAGTCCCGGTATTCCTGCGGCCAGTTGCCATCCATCGCCACCAGCATGTCAGCGTCAGGCGCCAGGCGGTGGGTGTAGTTGACGACGATGCGGCGATGCTCGCGCAGGGCGTCGGCCACCTCTTGGCTCATGTTTGGGCCGGATGCCAGCACGGCCACGGTCTGGCCTTGCCAGTCGGGGGGGATTTTCCAGGTGGTGGTCATTCGGCTTCAATCTCCACGGATGAGGTATCCAGCCCGTTCTTGGTGGCCAGACGCCGTTTCATGTACTGCGCAGCGGCGACTACAGCGTCCTGCGCGCGCCCGTCCAGCGCCGGGCGAAGGAACGGCTTTGGCCTGGCGCCGGGGTGCTGCACGCCTTTGACAAACAGGCCGCCGAAGAACAGGCCCTTTTTCGACTTCGCAACGATCTTGTGCGCCGCCGTGCCGTACTCAAGCCACGGGGCAATAAAGGCGTGCTTGCCTGTCGCCTTGACTTTGGCTGTCACCCGACCCCTGCGGCTGTTCGTGCTGACCTTGAGGCCGTCGCGCAGTTGGCCGCTGTCCACCGGCACATTCGCCTTGGCCTCTGCCATCACGACATTGGCCCCGGCTCGCAGCGCGCCGCGCAGGACGCTTTGCTCTACCTTGGCGGGCAACTGCTGGAGGAACTTGTTCAGGTCGGCAAGTCCTTTGACGCGCACATCTGCCATCAGGTCGCCTCGCCGGTCGTCGTGAAGTCAGCTGCCATGAACTCAAGCCCGTATTTGCGCCCCAGCTCCACCGGCTGGGCAATGATCTTCATCACACGGTCACTGCGGTCCAGGTAGATCACCCGCATGGCGCTGTTGATGCCGGGCACGTAGCGCATACGCACGCGCGCCGGGCGCTCTGCAATACGGATGCCGTCGGCCTGGCTTTCGCCGCGGCTGGGCAGCACCTCTTGAACCGTGGCCCAGAACGTCCCGTAGGTCGTCCAGGAACCGGGCTGCGGCCCGTAGTCGCCTGTCGTTGTGCCGCGCTGCTCGATGCGGATGCGCCGGTCCAGCGGCCCCAGGTCTGGCGTCACGAAAAGCTCCAATCCTTGATCGTGTTCAGCAGGGAGTCGCGCGCCTTTTCCATGGACTCGCGCTCGGCCGGCGTGTACACGTTGCGGGTGTAGGTCAGGCTGATGTGCATCAGCAGGCCTTGGCGCACAGCCTTGGGAAGTACGGTGTATTCAGCCCCTGCCCCGGTGGCCGCATAGCCTGCCACGTAGCGGATGCGCACCGCGTCGGGGATGTCTTGCGTGGCCGGCCAGTAGTTCCCGCTGGTCGGCGCCACGGAGCGCGATTCTCCGTAGGGGCTCAGGGCATAGGCGCTGCCGGAAATCGTCTGTTCGGTGCCGCTGGTGTCGGTGTATTTCACGCTGGTGATGCTGGCCACGGGGGGACGCGGCAGGTCGATCCGGTCGTTTTCGTACTCGGGGAACTCGTCCAGCGATGCCTCAAGGATCTGTTCTGCCAGGGCTCGCTTGGTGTATTGCTCGCCGTACTGCCGCGCCGCGGTGATCAGGGCGTCAACGATGGCGTCATCCGGGTGCGATCCGCTCATGTCGTCCAGGCCAAGGTGCAGCTTTGCCTCGGCCCGGGTGATGGGCTCGGTGCCCACTGCGGTGATGACTTTGAATTTCATGCGCGTGTCCTATGAAAAAAGCTCCCGAAGGAGCTTTTCTTGTTCACCACTCAGAACGGATCCGGCGGAGGGCCGGGAGGAAGCGGTGGGGGCGGTGGGCGCGCTTTGCGGGGCAGACAGCACAGCGATCGATGACAGCAGCGCCGCCGAAGCATTGTTCGCCGGGGTGATGGTCAGTCGGGTGTAGCGCTTCGTGCCCTTGTAGCCCAGCTTGCGGCACTCGTTGTCGTCATCGAACTGGAAGCCGGCGAGGGCCTCCGTACCGATCAGGTCGGCATCGGCCACGGCCGCGGCGTCGCTCAGGTTCGCGGCGTCGCCCTCCTCCAGCAGCACCGTGAAGGTGGCATCTGCGTCGGCGATCGATCCGGTAGCGATCAGGTAGGTCAGGCCGTCGAAGCCCTTGCGGTCGATGATCTGGCCAACCTGGGCGGTGTTGTCCGAAACGGACACGGGGCTGATCACGCGCTTCACGTCGATCAGGTTCAGAAGGTCTTTCATGATGTGGTCCTTTTAGATGGGATTGGGAAGCGCCGCCGAAGCGGCGCGCGCCGATCAAGACGTAGCGATCTTGAACAGCTTGACGGCCTCGAACTTGGCGATGCCACCGCCGACACGGCGACGGGCCAAGAAGCGAACGTGCGGGAAGGCCGTGGCCGGGTCACGCAAGACAGCAATGCCCTTGCGCTCGATCACGTAGTACGCCTGCTTGAAGTCGCCGAAGGCGATGGGGTAGGCGTTGGCGCCGATGTCGGCCATGAAGTCGTCGGTGACGACGTTGTAGCCCAGCAGGGTGCCCACGGCGCCGGCCATAAAGCTGTCCTTGGTCATGCCCCACAGGTAATTGCCTTGGCCGTCCTTCAGCTTGCGAATCGAGCCCAGCGTGGCGTCGTTCATCAGGAACGATGCACCGGCACGGTACTGACGCTTGAGCGCATGCACCAGGTCAATCAGGTAGTCAGACGGGTTGGACGCGGCCCAGCTCGAAGCGCCACCGGAGGCCACGTAGCCGACTTTACCCCACGAATACGAGGCGTTTGCCACGTTCGTGTAGTCCGTCAGGCCGCGCGGACCGTTCACGCCGTCGCCGGAAATGAAGTCTGTGCCTTCCATCTCGGCGAACTCGATGCCCATCTCCATTTCCAGGTCGGCGCCCACGTCTTGCGTGGCGTCTTCCAGGGCTTCGGAGGTGATGCGCTGCTCACTGACGTAGGTGCCCGGCTTGAATTCCAGTTCCACCCAGCCCGGCGAAGTGCCATTGCTGGGGGTGGTGTTTTCGCCGCCGCGCGATGCGCCAGAGGTGCCCGTGACCTTGACCAGCTTTTTGTAGCTGGCAGAGCCAATCGGGATGACGCGGGCCACCTGACGCATGGCGCTGTAACGCTGCACCACGCGGTCAATGCCCGCTTCCATCTCTTCGCCCACCAGGTAGCCGCCCTGCGTGGAGGTGCCCACGTTGATGGTCTTCTTTTCGGCTTCGGTCAGGCCGTCGATGCCCTTGCGCAGGTACTTGTCCTGTGCCGCCTTGTATTCGGCGTACTGGTCGGCGGTGACGGGCGCGAAGGACTTGCCGGCTTCCATCGCGTTGGCCTGCAAGCGCAGGTTGAACGACTTCAGCGCCAGCTCGGCGGCTTCTGCCTTTTCGGCGGTCTGGCCAGGGCGCTGACCCTTGAGGGACAGTTCCTTGACTTCTTTTTCCAGCGCGGTCATGGCGTCATTAGCCTTGGCCAGCTTCGCCTCAACATCGGCCAGAGATTCGCCCTTTTCGAGCTTGGCAATGCGCTCGTCCACCAGCTTCTGGTGCGTGGTTTGCGCTTCGGCGTATTTGTCCCACTTTTCGGACAGGTCTTTCAGTTCCATGGTCTTTCCTTTCGGGAATGAAAAAGCCGCCCGGAGGCGGCTGGTTTTGCGGTCTGCGCTTTTCAGCGCTGGAGTTGTGCCGTGCGGCGCTCAATTGCCGCCGCCAGCGCGCCCAGCTCGTCGGACTCACTCCGACCGCCCAGGGACTTGAAACGGGCAATGAAGCCCGTTGCGTCTGCCTTGCTGAGCCTGCCAACCTCACGAAGGAAGGACTCTGCTTCGGCATACGTTTGAATGCCGTCAATCGCGCTCTTGACTGAGCTGATCTGTGCGGCTGGATTTGCGGGGAATGTCACCACTGACACCTCCCACAGATCCACTTTCTTCAGCGTGCGGATTCCCGTCACGCGGTCATATGTGTCTTCACGGGTAACAAACCCGATGGACAAGCCGTTAACGGCTTTGGCCTTCATGAGTGCCCGCGCCTCTTTCGCGCGCTGCACGTCATTCACCAGAAGCTGGCCTTTGCAATGCAGGCCATCGGCGCGCTCTTCCATTTCCAGGTGCGGGCCGATGGGCTCACCGCTGCGGTGCTGCCACAGCACGGGCGGCAAGCGGTTTTGAGCCTTCCACGCGGCCAGCGTATCCGTGAATGCGCCGGGCGCCACGATTTCCTTGTATGAATCGACGTTGCCGAAGACCGATCCACGGCCCTCAAAAATGCCGTCTTCTTCTACCGCTTTGATTTCAAAAGGTCGCTCGATATATCGCAGTTCCATGATTTCCCTTTCAGGGGTTTGCCGGCGCGGGCGCGCGGGCGGGTGCCGCAACACGCGGCGGCAGTTTTGCGGCCTCGCCGCCAAATGGGTCCAGTTCCAGCAGCTCGCGCACTTCGTCTTGAGTCATCCATGCCGGCGAACCACCAGAGCCCAGCGCCTTGGCGAAGACTTCGGCCTGATCCTTGGCCGTGGCCAGCAGCAGGCCGCTGGCAATGTGCTTGAAGTAGTAGCCCTGCTTGCGCTCGTCGTCGCTCAACAGGTTGATGTCTGCGGATTCTTGAATGCGAGTCCACCATGGCGCCAGGGTCTGCACGCGGTGCGCTGCGAACATCGCCTCGGCGCTGGCGTAGGTGTTGGCCTTGTCGCCCGTGAAGCCGATCACGGTCGGCAGAATCCCGAAGAACCGGCAAACCTCTTCTACTTGCTGATCCCGAATTTCCTTGTGCTGGGCGTCCACGCCGGTCATAGTCTGAGACAGCCACTTGGCGCCACGGTCAAGAATCAGCGTCCCGCCGCCGCCAGCCGCCGCTTCTTTTTTGATCCAGGCGCTGAGCTTTTCGTACTGACCTTCTCCCAGATTTCCGTCCACCGAATACACCCCAGTGGGCCGCACACCGTTTGCATGCAGGTTCGCTTGGCTCTGCTCCAGGGCAATTGACAGGCCCATGGCTTCGCGGGCCATGGCCAGCGTGTCCAGCCCCATGAATCCATCCCATGAGGGGCCGCGCACATGCCAGATTTGATCTTGCGCCAGTTCCTCGGTCACACCATCGCGGCCCGTGACCTTGTAGGTGATGCCCCAGTCAGTATGCTGGACGGGCTTGACGCGCGCCGGGTCCAACAGGATCAGCTCTGCCACCTTGCCCCGGTATTTCCCCTTGTAGGCATAAGAGTTGCCCATGCACGCATGAAGCGCCTGTGTCTCGCGGAACTCGAAGGCGGTTTGCCAGGAATTGGGCTTTGCCGTCACCAGGTCATACAGCACATGGTCACGCGCTGCGCGCTTGCGTGCCAGCCCCGCCTCTTCATAGTCACGGATCAGCTTGAACGGCACTTGTGCGCAGCCCTGAGAGATGGCCCGCATACAGGCCAGCGCAGCAGACACCCGGAAAGCGGCCTGCAGGTTCACGCTCGGGCCGGCTTTCGACTTGGCGCCGCCGTCCATGAGCTTCACCCACTGCTCCCAGACGGTGCTCGCGCCCTTCTGCTCGGCCACGACGCGCGAAAGGAACCCCATTACTTGCCACCCTTCGCAGCCATCCAGCCGACAGCCAGCAGGAACAGGCCGCCCACGATCCAGCCCGCGGGCA